AAATCATAAGGTTGATTGAAGTGAATGTTACTCTGTAAGATTCTATCAAGAAAAAATAGCCAATTCTTCTTCTTCCACATAGGCATATTAGTTCTTTCAATTATATCCATCAAGAGTGCGATTTGATTACTGTTCAAGATCCTAAATGTACTTAAGAAAGGATAGGTTGGTAAATTAGCATCATCTGTTATGATATCTTTTCCTGAATTTAGGGCCACAGCTTGCAGATTGATCTTTAATCTCTTTTCTGCATCTTTACTGATATATATGAATCGATCAGGTTCTTCAGCGTATCTCATCTCATCTTGGACTAATATTCTTGCTGAAGTAGTCTCGTGATGCATGTTTATTGAGGCAAATTCACCAATGAGGTCTTCTGTCACTATAATTGCATTCTTAGAAATAAATTCCATGCAGTCTCTCCCTAAATTCAAGTAAGTTTTACTGATTGACTTCTTATAAGTTGAATTGTCATCGGAGTTGAGAAATGATTCAATGGTCTTATCAGACATCTCTTCATGACTAGAATCACAATACGGCTTGATGTCCTTAATATCATCTGGAATCACTGCAATTTGCCTGACAACATTTATCAATTTGTTCTGGATTGTTTCAATACTAAATCCTCCCACAACAGTACTATTTTTGATTTCCAAATAAAAATATCCTCCATTGTGAATGATACTAGTTGGACACAATAGCTTGAATGTTTTATTTTCCCACACATCAGAAGAGAAACGTATTTGTTCTAACGGAAATTGGTTTAAACGCATGATGACTACCTTGTCTTCATTGAGTAAGCTCAAAATTGTGGTAGAGACTTCTTCATAATTCTTGGCATAAGAGATATCATAAAGAAAAACTTCATGATCAAGATATTCCTGTAGATCTTGAAAATCAAATGCATTGAATTGCTTTTTACGTATCATCCCAGGCATATTGAAACCTATAGTGTAGGAGTCTTCTAATTGAATTGAAGTGTGCTCGATATTCAGTATTTCCATTGCTTGATGGAAATCACCTCTGCCAGCAGTTAGATCAATTATCTTGTAATTTTTATAATCTCTTAGTAATCCTACAGCACTATGAAATACATTACTTCCGCACAGCGACTCATAACTTAATATACTACACTTCATAGCACACAAGCTCTCGAATTTATCAATAAAATGTCTGAAATTGTATAATTGATGTCGATCTTTTGTGTCCATTAGGTAACTAGTGTAATTGATTCTCACAGAATCATGTAGATAAGTCAAATTAGTCAAAGGAACATAATCAGGATCAATAAGTGGTAAAATAGTCATTTGATCAATCATATATTCTCCTGAGCTTTCATAAGATATCTCATTGATTATATCGATGATTTTGAATTTAAAGAATGAATTCAGCGATATTTCTGGAAGAACTTTAGCTACAAATTCACAATTGTAATATCTCACTGATCCAATTTCAGAGTAATTATGGAATAATCTTTGATAATTAGACCAGGATGCATCCAGATTAATGAGCACGTCAAATTTATTGGATCCCATCATCGACTGCTTAATATCAATTGCAATAGTACTATTTACTAAAAAAATCTTGAAGGCAGTCTTCTCATCACCTGATCTCCTTTTCTCAAAATAGTTCTTTGACATTAAGTGTCTGATTGCACAACTCCTGTTCATGTTGTGGAACTTGTCTCTCAAGAAATAATGACTTTCATATTGTTTTCTGAATTGATGAACTTTGAATTTTGAGGAAAAACTGAGTAATATTCGGTCCAAAAATTCTTCATCAATATCATAAATACTAGAGTAATTATTCCCATCAATGTACCTAGATACTGCTTCACAAACACTCTCAAATTCTGATGACAATATATCTTGTTCATTATTTAACATAATTGGAAGATCGTCTATTCCTGGAGAATTCCTCAAATACAATGATGCATGATGGAAAATTTGTAAATTACTAAGGAAATCAGTTGATAGCTCAGTATATTTACTAATATCATTAATGGTCACATTCGATTTCACAATCTTGAGATCAGTTCTTGCATCCATAATCATTTTCTTAAAATCTGGCTCGATATCAAGAATCATAGTATCTTTGCATCCAGATCGTTCTGATATCATTTTCTTAAATATCAATATGGATTGTGCTAATTCGATATTGCAGTTATGTTCCTTAGTTCCAATCATGGAAAATACTCTATTCAATCCTGTAGGGAAAATTTCAGCTGCCTCTTGCATTAAAGTTCTTATGTAAGAAGAATTCTTAAAACCGGAATTGTCAGTCCTATGCAATATTTGACCTCCCACTGGAAGTGAAATGTGTTTCTTTAAATCTACGTATCTTAATTGAGTGTATTCCGAAAGAATGAGATCTGCTAGATGAGATAATTCTCTCTCGTAATTGCCATATTGTTCTTGGTCTGCAATGAGCCAAGCTGTGTACCTTGATGTTTCAAACATTTTATAATGCATCCAGTTCGTGAAATACCACTCAATGCCGCTACTTCTAAATTTTGGCTTAATACCGTTTGTAGTTCGATAAGATCTCAATTCAGTTCTCTGCTCTTTATCTTTCTGAATGTATTTCTTTAATTTCACTACATGGATTCGACCTTCAGCAACTTTCTTGAAAGCATTAAAAAAAGGAAGCTCTTCGATTCTGCAGATACGAAATTGATCAGATTCATAATGTCGATATTTCAGATTCAATAATTGAGAAATATTGCTAAATCCGAAAGTCTTCTTATCCTCGATCCGAGTTATCTTGTTCCCAATCATGGACAATTGAGATATAAAATTGATGCGATCAGGGACAAATTTTAAGAGAGTGCTGGAAGAATCAACTTTTTTGATAATGTAATCAATATATTTATTGAATAAACAATCTGAGTACTTCTGACCTATACGGAATGAGAAATTATTCTTCAGAGTTCCTAAAATAGCCATTTCTATCAAATGAATTTGATCTTTATTATCATCAAATTCTAATGCTTCAAGAAGCAATTTATTCTTAATTCTAGATCTCTTTTTCTTAAGTGACTTTTTAATCTGCTGACTCAGGAACTGGCTTGGATGAGTTCTCTGACTGATAATCGGAAACGGGCTTGACAATAAGCTTGTGAAATTGTCAGGAAAGTTGATGCATGACATTACGTATCTTGACCATTGGTTAGTTGTCTTTTTATCTATAAGCTTTCCAACAGCTAAGAGATAATCTACTCTCTTCAGGAAAGAATCACTATAACCAGATATTGAAGCCATAATATACGGAATGACACCTAATCCTTGGATCGAAGTTGGCATAGTGCAATAAGCATAAAACAAGAATCTCAGCTTTGGAGTCATGATCAAATTTTCGAGCAGTAAATGATAGATTATCTCTCTTTCTTTCCTACTGATTCCTGATTTGTAAAGATTATTGACTGCTTCGAACATTTTATTGAATTCATCCAATTGGAAAAAATGTTGATGAAAGTAAATGAATGCTCCGAATTTTTCAAGAGTCATAGGAATCAATTTGAGCCATCTGAAATTAGTTATCATCTCATTATCATGGGAATTATCCAAAATAGAAGCATAAGATGAATTTAAGCTATCAACTTCAATAAGATCATTGAAAATTAGGTCTCCAGAAAAATAACTCATCGCCAACAATCTCTTATACTCGGTTGACATTTCTTCGCCCATGATGTAAGTCTTTTTTAACAAGGTAACTCTTTTGTCAGATATAGTTGTTTGACTAAATTTGACCAAAAATCCGAATTTGATAAATTCTTCCTTAATTTCCATCAATACTGCATTTGTGTCATCATTGGGATTGAGGACTATGTCTTTAACCATGTCATCACTATATGATAACTCTCTAGTCACAATATATCCCTTATCCTCATTGAAAATAGACATAATTAAAGCTGATTGCAAGCACCACAATGGATTCATCCAACCCTCAATGGCTCCTAATTGATTCTTACT